CAGAGGATGAAGAGAGCGATGTACCGGGCCATAGAGAGTAACTTGACCAGCAGGCAGCAGGAAGTTATACTGATGCATTATTTCAGAAACATGACCATATCCGAGATTGCGGAGAGGCTTAGCATAAACAAATCCACTGTTAGCAGAACACTTAAAAGAGCAATAAAGAGAATTAGGATCTCAGTAAATAAAAAAAGTTATCCACATTCTGCATAAAACGTGCAACAAATAGGTGAATGTGGCCCATATAGTGAGAGGTGTTTTTATGGAGCTGTAAAGGGAGAATTTAGGAGTAAATATTCGGTTAAAATAAATAAAAACGGAGGGATTTGGAATGAGTGATTTATCGAAGGTACCTACCAAGGATTTAGTAGAGGAACTGAAGAAGAGAGAAGGGGTGGATTCAATCCAGGTTGAACCCTATGTAAGTTATGAGATTAGTGTCAAAGAGAATCCACCAATCAAAGCAGAAGGACCAGCTATCATATTAAGTATTATAGATTAACGGATACGGGTATATCTATAAACGTCTTTGATATGCTGGTGAAAGTATTTCCCATGAGATGAGGCATTCATTAAACCGTTGTAAATCGATTCAGGAACGTTATAATATTGGTATATCCCGCCTGAATTAAATTCGATCTCAAGAGTCATTGATGTCTCATCATATCCTACTGACCGTAAATCGCTTGAAGAAACGTAGGTTCTATTCATACTCTTCACCTCCTTCAGCTATATATTTCGGTAAATAACTGTAAAATCCTGCAAAGGAATAGAAGGATTTCCACCCCTTTTGCCGAATAGTGTAGGTGAAGGGAGGTGAGAAGATGAGCAATGAAGAAAAGATTATTAGCTTATTGGAGAAAATATTAGATAAACTTGACTATATTGCGGCATCAAACATGGATACAGCGGCTAATACATCAAGTATCATAACAGATGTTTCTGCTATAAAAGAAGAGATTGAAAATAAATCAGGTTATTAAGAGCCGAAAGGCTCTTTTTTCATGCCGAAAGCGAGGTGGTGAGAGTGGCAAAGTTAACTACGAAACAGCAAGTTTTTATTGATGAGTACCTGGTGGATTTGAATGCCACTCAGGCTGCCATCAGAGCGGGTTACAGTGTAAAAAATGCAGACAAGATTGGTTCACAGCTGCTAGGTAAAACTAGGGTAGCGGAAGCCATATCAAAGGCTATGGCTGAGCGTTCAAAACGAACAGGAATAAACCAGGACCGGGTGCTACGTGAGCTTGCCAAGGTTGCGTTTGTAAATGCAACAGACGTAATCAATATGGATGAGGCTACAATCAGGGGCGACGCCAACCGGGAGGACACGGCCACGATAGCCAGCGTCAAGGTAAAAACCATTCCGACCGAGTGCGGGGATATCGTGGAGCGTGAGGTCAAAGTCTATGACAAGCTTAAAGCTCTGGAGCTCCTTGGCAAGCACCTGGGCATGTTTACTGATAAACTCAATGTCAACGCAGAAATGGCCGTCAAGATAGTGGATGATGTAGATGATGGAGATTAAATTATCTGAGCTTATTGCACCAACGTTTTACAAGGTGCATAAAGAGCTTAAATCTGAACTATATGACGAGTACTGGCTGAAAGGCGGCAGAGGGTCCACCAAGTCAACCTTTATCAGCATTGAGATACTACTGGGGCTTATTAGGGACCCTGAGGCCAATGCTGTGGTATGCCGCCGGTATCAGAACGAGCTTCGGGACACCGTATACGGCCAATTCGAGTGGACCGCTTCTAAGATGGGTATAGCCCATCTTTTTAAGTTTCAGGTCAGCCCGATGCAGATAGTTTACCTTCCCACTGGCCAGAAGATAGTTTTCAAGGCTGCAGATAATCCCAAGAAGATGAAGTCAATCAACCTGGGCAAGGGGTACATCAAGTATGCTTGGTTCGAGGAGCTTGACCAGTTCGTCAGTATGGAAGAAATCCGGAACATACTGCAGTCTCTCTTCAGAGGCGAAAACAAGAAGCGCATTGTTTTCTTCTCATATAACCCACCAAAGAGCGGCCGCAGCTGGGTTAACCAGGAGGCAAAGATACCGAAGCCGGGGCGGCGGGTTCATCACTCAACGTATTTGGACGTACCAAAAGAGTGGTTGGGTGATAGGTTCCTGACTGATGCTGCACACTTAAAGAAAGTCAACGAAACAGCATACCGGCATGAATACCTGGGCGAAGAAGTTGGAACTGGGCTCGAGGTATTCAATAACATTGAGCTCCGGATTATTACCCAGGATGAAATTGCGGTCTTTGACCGTATACGGCAGGGCCTTGACTTCGGTTATGCTGTGGATCCGCTATGCTTTGAGCGTATGCACTATGATAGGACCCGACGCAGGCTTTATCTGTTTACCGAGATTAGCGGCCTTAATCTGTTTAATCGGCAATTTTGGGAGAAGGCGCAGCGGTATAACGATGTCTGGACCATTGCCGATAGTGCGGAGCCGAAGAGTATCGCAGAGCTGAAAAGCTTTGGCATGAAAATTAAGGGGGCAAAGAAGGGTCCGGGCAGTGTAGAGTTTGGCATTAAGTTTCTACAGGACCTGGAGGTTATTATAATTGACCCGGAACGTTGTCCGCTTGCGGCGAGAGAATATATAAACTACTCGTTGGAGACGGACCGGAACGGTGTAGTAAAAAGCCAGTTCCCGGACAAAGACAACCACAGCATTGATGCAACCAGGTACGGGCTTGAAGATGACATGGTGCATAGACAGAAAGGGCCGACTGATAAACCACCGGGCTGGTAAGGAGGGAAGCAATTTGCTTACGAGTTTAGATTTCTTAAGAGAAGGCAAGCCCTGGCCACCGCCGACAGAGGCGGAGCGGCTAGAGAGATACGCACAAAATAAACTCCTGTTCGAGGGCAAGCATGAGCAGGTGTATAAGGACTGGATACGGCTCTTAAGGGAGGACCAACAGGCGACGCTAGAGATGGTGCTTAACTGGCACAAGCGGCTGACCCTCCTTTTTGCGGATCTGCTGCTAGGCGAACCGCCCGAAGTAACCGCCGGGGATAAGGACAGCCCGGAACAGCAAGCGGTAGAACGCATTATCGAGGACAACGGTCTTATGAACGTGGCGTATGAAGTAGCCATTGACGTGCCCAGGTACGGTACAGGGATTTTTAAGGTGCGCTATGACGGCCGAGGTATAATAGAGGGCCAGCAGCCAGCGATATGGTTCCCGGTGGTGAAGCCGGACAATATAAAAGAGATACAGGCCCACGTTCTGGCATGGACCTACGAGGAAGAAACTCGGGAGCGAGGAAGGGCTGTCACAAGGAAGTACCTGAAAACCGAGGTACACGAAAAAGGCAGGATAACGACAGCGACATACTCCCTTGAAAACAACATCATCGGCCCGGTAATTGAACAGGAAGAACAGGAAACCGGCGTTAATGAATTCCTTATCGTGCCGGTCAATAATGTCCTTACCACCGATCGTGTTACCGGCCTAGACGATTACTCAGACTTGGATAGCATCATCCAGGAGCTTGAAACTCGTGTGGCACAAATTAGCCGTATCCTGGATAAACATGCGGACCCCAACATGTACGGCCCAGATACTGCACTTGAGCAGGACCCGACGACCGGGCAGTGGGGATACCGGGGTGGCGGTAAATACTTTCCTGTGTCACAGGGGGAACAGCCTCCCGGATATGTTACTTGGGACGGGCAGCTTGAGGCAGCATTCAAGCAGATTGACCTTCTCATGGAGCAGTTATATATTCTGTCTGAAACTTCAGCTGCAGCATTTGGGCAGCTTAAGGCCGGCCTGGCTGAGTCAGGAACAGCACTAAGGCGCTTGATGATAGCACCGCTGGCAAAGGTAAACCGTATCCGTATGCGCTTTGATCCGGCATTGAAAGAGGTCTTGTGGCTGGCATCGCTTTTGGAAAAAGCCCAGGGGATGCCGGGAGCTGTAGCATTGGAGAACATACACATAGACTGGAAGGATGGGCTACCGGATGATGATAACGAGCTCACACAGAACGAGACGCAGCGGTATACTGCAGGCTTAAGCAGTCTTGAAAGCTCTCTGAAACGGCTCTATGGACTTAAAGGAAAAGCACTGCAAGAGGAAATTGAGCGGATCCAGGGTGAACAGTCGGGGCAGGCGAACACCCAGCTGCCAGCCATAAATTTACCACCGGTGGCAGGTGAAGAATAATGCCAAGAGACGCAAGGCGTTTCAGCGAGGCTGAGGTGGAGCGGCTGGTTAAGTTCTATGAGCAGGCTGAACGGGAAATATTAGACCAGCTGAACCGAGCTCTGCTGCGGGGTAATAAGACTGAATATCTGGCTCAGATGAAAAAGAACATTGAGGCCATATTGCAGCAGTTACACGAAGGCAACCGTACTATGGTC